TCTGGGGCATTTTCTACTCTTGAAAAATAAAACCCACTTGCAAATTTTACTTCTGACATATTTATTTTATTTGATTTATTATTCCTAACTTTTTTTTTATTTCTCCTTCGTAGTTATCTAACCACTCTCTACATTTAATTATTCTTTCTTTAATCTTTTCCTCAACCTCTAAATCCCTATCAAAAGAATAAGCAACCCATCTTTCTTCTATTGGTAGATTTTCCCAAATAACCTTGATACCATAATTAGCCTCTGCTGGGGTATCTAATAGACCATAAAATAAGATTGATTTAGAACGATTATAAAGCCACATATAGCCTCTTAACTGCCATTCGTAATCAGAGTTTAATTTTAATGCAGAGTCTTGTAGGGTTTTGTATGACCACGAACATTTAGTGTCAATTATAGTGTCTGTGATTTCATCATCAACATCACAAGTACCCTCTATCCAATCATTAGACATTCTAATTGTATTTTTTTGTAGTCCAGAAAATCCCAACACATCACAAGCAAACTCTATACATTTATCTTCTTGTATGTTACCCTTTCTGAGATATTTAGAGTCTACATCATCAAAATCATCAGTAAGCCATTGTAGTAAATATGTCTTACAAGTTTCGCTTAATTCGCCCTCTTTCTTTGCATTAGACATTATCTTACCTAATGCACTAACTCTTGGCTTAAATATTCTTTCCATTATTCTTTGATTAACTCTTGTTCAACATTAGGCTCTACAATGTATTTCTCTTTTATTTTTTCGAGATTAGATTTGTCTTTTAGATAAGCCTCTCTACATCTATTAAAAATATCAGAGCCAATTAATAATTTCTTTTTAGAAACCTCCTTTGGTTGTTCAATAGCAGGTTCTTCATCTTTTCCGTGCTTATTTGTTACATCGCTGTCTTTAGTATCATCAATTAAGAATAAACCATTTAATGCGTACTTTCTTGCGTATGATGATGAAGCACCAGTAATCTGAGAGCCATCCATACCCTTCTTTGTTTCTTCTTCACGAGCAAATGCTTTAACTGTAATAGTTTCTTTTGTATCGTTATCTGTAAATATAGCAAATGCACATACATAAAATCTATTGCCTATCATCACTATATCATCATCAAGTTTTAGTGTGCAGTTATTGGCTAATAATATTGGCTTTAAAGCCTCTAAAATATCTTCACAACTACGATAGTTGTAATTACCAAAGTTGTTTCTTTGGTTCTTTGGTGCTTTTAATTCTGATTGAATTTTGATTAGTTTTTCCATAATATACTTTTTAAATAATTTTCTCTTGATTTAATTAATTGACTTCTTCTTTCGTTGATTAGAGTGATTATGCGATAGCATTGAACAATTTTCTCATCGTTCTTATCATCTAACATATAGTTAAGTAATCTAATTACCTTACTATACCTCTTTTCTAGGACTTGTTCTATCATTTGATTTAAGTGTTATAATTCTTTGTGATAATCTATTAATAATAGCTTCATAGATAAGTATTCTCGAATCACATACATTAATGAAGAATGCGTTTGCTGAATCCTCATAAGCCTGTTGTAATTGGAAAATTCGCATTTCGCAAATCAAGATAAGTTCTTTGTAGATTTCTACTTTTAATTCGGAAGTAGTTGTGCCGAAGTTTGTGCTTGTTATTGTTTCCATAATTTATGTTTCTTTGTTCAAATATAGGGTGTATTTTTATAAAAGCAATAATTATTTGCTATTTGGAATTAGTCTAAATAAATAAAGACATTTGTTTTTTATCGTTTTTTTCTATTATTCCTTTAGCGACATTAAATATTGTTAATCCTGCTTCATAATCTACTAAATTGCGTGCTATTTTATCTTTCCTTTGTTCCCCTCTATAAGTAGATATATCTATTTCGTGAAATTCACATAAATTTTTAAAATCATTATCGCTTCCTCTTATTAAAACTTTTCTTTGACTTAAATTTTGTGGTAATTTAAAATTTGCCCAATATAAATGCCTACCTCGTTTTTGAGCTGGTATTAATGGGTCGTAATATGGTATAACATTTTCTACTACATATTTACCCTCAAAATAATTGTCTAATAATATAATTTCTTGATATAATGTCATATCAGCATATATCACTTCTAATTTATCTCTGTTATACATTGGAGATTTAGCGTTCATATGCCTTATCCTGCTATGACTAGGGCAAGGTGGAGAACTCCATATAAAATCAAACTCTTCAAAATGGTCTAATAAGTATTGGTGTGCATCTGCTATTATAACTTTATCATTAGGAAATCTTTCTTGATAAAGCCTAGCAAGTTCGGGGTCTAATTCAACTGCTGTAACTTCGCAATCGGTCCACTTGTATCGGTTTCCACCTAAACAAGCATATAAATTTAATACTTTCATATAGTTTTTATAATTTTATTGATTGTTTTTTAAATCGTATGCTTTGTTTAGATACCAACGAGCCTTCTCTAAATCTTGCTCGACTGAGTTGTTAGGTTTAGCACCTAATCTTTGGATATACTTGAATGCAGTAATTTCACAATGCTTTATAAAGGCTTCTTTACCCCAAATCTCAAGCATCTTTTCCCAAGTTTCTTTGTCGCCTTGTTTGTAGTGGGTAGGGTTAATGTAGTCGTAATCATCATTCATTAATTCAAATAGGTCTTTGCTAAATGTTCCAATAAAAAAATTATCAAGCGACATAATAGCATAGATTTTAATAAGAGGGGTATTTTCAGCCGTAATATCGCCTTCATATACACCTTCTCCTTTATCCCAAGCAAAATATGTATCCCCAACAATAAGTTTGTTTTCTATATCTTGTTTTACACAAACTACTTTAAATATTTCGTTTTTTACTATCATAACTTTTGTTTTTAAATTTAACGCAAGTTACAAGCAAAAAATTAAATGTCAAGAAAAAAATGATATTTAGAATGAGTCTAAACTATTTGCCTCTGGCTTTAGAAATGGCAATAGCCAATATTTGCTTACGAGAACGAGGTTTACCACTAGCACCACGAGCCTTACCAGACTTTTTATTATCAGCCATTAGTTCTTTTATATTATAAGAAATAGCCTTTTGAATGTCTTTTTTAGATTTTGATGATGATTTTTTTAGTGGCATAGCTTTATAAATTAAAAAAGGTGGAAGATTACTCCCCCACCTCACAAAGAAACACGAATTATGAAATAACCTTAAAACAATACAAATGTATAAACAAATTCATTATACTCCAAATTTATTTTTAAGATATAAAATAGCAATCAATCCCAATATAAAAAAGATTGATGTGAGAACTGAAACAGCAGCAATCATCTGAAAGGTATTTAAGCCCTTTTTAGGCTCTACAACCTTCGTCTTGATATCTTTGCTTACATCGACAGACTTCGTTGATTGTAGGGCTTTATTTTGCGTTTCATCAATAGTTAGTTTCTTTATGTGGGTGGTATATACGTTTCTAGTGGTATCATAAATAGTTTCGTACTCAAATATAGTTCTGGTCTTAATACTATCCTTAATAATTAAAGTTTCTTTTACAAGAGAATCAACCCTTGTATCAGATACCTTTTTGGACTTGCAAGCAGTTAAACATATTAGTAAGAGAATTAGCAAATATGCTAGGAATATCTTATCTATGGCTTTTAGTTTTATTTCCATTTATCTTGTGGTTTTGTAGTTTTATTATTCTTTTCTTTATTTCTTCAATTTTACTTTCTAATCTTTTCTTTTCAATAATTAACATTTCTATTTTATTATCAATCATATATTCTCCTTTTCAAAAACATCTTTTATTTTATCGCTTAAAACATAATCTTTTAAAAACTTTTTAGGCATAATCCTAACCAAAGCCTCATTGTTGCTTGGGGTGTTGTATGGATTGCACCATTTTTTACTATATCTTAAATAACGCCAAAAATACATATAAGCATTGGCTCTTTGTATATAATCTTGAATATCTATTTCTAATTCATACTTTTGAATGTAAGCCACAGCACGTTTTTCGCAATCTAATTCTAATTGTAGGCAATTATCCAAATGGAAGTCAATGTTTCTTATCTTCTTACCACTTAGCCAATCAAATACTTTTACATAAGAAATAGAGCAGAACTCATAAAAATCAAGACTATCTATGTATTGATTAAAATGACCAAACTCGTGGGCTAATATTCCCAAGAAATCCTTTGCCTTTAAAGAAGCACAAATCTTTTTTTCATCCTCACTAAAGTACCCTGCACAAGGAAAGCCATCCCCTATGTCAATATACCTAGAATTTACAAGTTCCAACTCAAATCCGTTTTTCTTGCAAACCCTATCAATGTGCCTTATGAATGACAAAGCATTACCCATTATCTACAAAATATAGGTGTTTTAATAGTATAGCCATACTTTTCATTTAACAAAGTAAATGCTTGGCAAGGCGTTTCTGGCTTAAATCCTAATTTATACCCATAAGCACTCAAACCAATCATTGAACCATTAACACAAGAATCGTGAGTAGGATAAAGATTTTGATGGAAATGCCCCAAGAAATTCATATCTGCTGGTTGTTGTTGGTTTTTTCTATGTATGTACTTAATCAAAGGTATAGTTAAGCCACCTATACCTCCAGAGTATTTAATTTGCTCTCCGTGAAAGAATCTATTAACTCTACCAAAAATCTCAACATAGCAATCATCCGATTTGGTAACGTGGAATGTAATCCTTTTGTTGCCTTGATAAAAGTCTTGCAAATCACTATACATCATAAACTCGTAGTTTGTCTTGTAGGAAGTAGATATGTGCATCTTCTTTGTATTTCTTCCGTGATTACCCACACTACAAGGGATAATTAAGTTTAGTTTGGTTTCTTTGAGTAGATAGTCGATACCAGACCGAATAAGCCTCTTAGCCGAACGAATTGCCTCTAATGGGCTTAGTAGGTTATTCTCTATGAGTTCGTCGTGTATATAGCCCGAAATGAAGTCGCCACCAAGCCAAATAATCATATCATTGATGTTAGAATCACGAGATACGATTGAATTTAACTTTAGTATGTTAATGAAGGCATTTTTAGCACTTTGCTCGGCAATTTTCAAGTTATACTCATTAAAGCCATTAACAACACCACGTTCAACATTTTCTTCAACGTGCCAATCAGAAAGACTAATAATTGGGATTGCTCTGCTTGATTTTGAGGTTTTGCCACTTGGGTTTATAGATATTACATCTATTGGACTTTTGATGTTTAGTAGGTCGTCATAAGCCCTTTCTGTTTCTGATAGTGTTTTTAGAAGGTACTCGTTTTTTCTCTTTAAGTCTAATATCTCAGACCTTTCGGCTCTAATTGCCCTATCATAAGAGATAGTTTCACTTAATTGTTGTTCTTCTTGTTTAGGTGGGTTTCGTTTAAAATATTCATTAACCCTTTCCCTAATGGTTCTTATGCTATAATTAGAAAATTCTTTGTAGTTATTTAAAAGAAACCTACTTAACTCGGATTGGTTTCTCCCCATAGACTCAAAGTTCTCAAGGTTATTTACAATAATTTGTTCAAATACTTCTTTTTTCATATATTTTTGGAATAGTTTTCTATGTCTATATCATTAGCAAGTTCTATTTCAGAATCATTAACCTTCCCCTTAATAATAGAGTAGTATGTAATAATACCATTCCAAACAACAAGGTCTATTAATTCAAAATTCATTTGATATTTTTGCCAAGTTATGAAGATAAAACTACTTAACCAAGTATTTTTGATATTTAGAATCTTTCTAAATTGCAAGATGATTGAATTGTACGAATTATTTACTATTTTATTTGGAAAACCCTATCAATACCATATTTGCCTTTTTTATAAAACTTGTAATATCTGTTTCTAATAGTTGAAAAATTTATCCCTAAAGTATCAGCCCACTCAGAAAGTGTCTTAACTTCATTATTGTATTCTATTTTAACATTGTTTGTTCTGTTATTATTATTTTCTTTAGAAGTAACCCACCTACAATTTTCTTTATAATACCCCTTCGAATTGTCTATTCTATCTAATTGTAGCCCATCTTGATATGTGTCAAGCATATCTTCTAAAAAGTTCTTAAAAGAACTCCACCTATCACAACATACCACACCCCTTAAATAATATTTTTTTCTTGCATCCCCAGTTGCATTATCAGAACACCTACTTCTTATTGAACGCCAAGTATTATAAATTTTTGTGCCATAAAATCCGTGATATACTTCTCTATTTCTCCAAGCATTAGAACAAGACTTTAACCTCTTTTCTTTTATCTCTATTGGCTCTATTCTACCTTGTAGAAATTGACCTTTTGCATTACGACCTACCATAATACAAATATAAGTATATTATTTAATTACTAGTATTTGTTTTCTATTTTTACCAATTCTTTTTCTTGAAATATGAACCCAAGCAGGGTTTTTATCATTTCCAAATTCCCAGATTAATTGGTCAAAATCCAAAGATTTGGCGTATTCAAATATTTCTTTATTCGTTACTCCACCAAAAATATCTGCATCAATATCTATGGCTTCTCCAGAAATATGTTGCGAGTTTTTAGAACCCTTTATCTTTTTGTTTAGTTCTTGGCAACGATAGAAAGAACTAATTCCAATAGGAACTCCAAAATGCTCTCTTATTTTATCAAACAATATAGCAACGTGCCTCATATTAGATAATATATTCTCATCTGTTGTAGTATTGTCTATTTTATGTCTAATCGCTGATTGAGATTTAAAAGCCTCTACACTCGAAATATATTTGCTTATTTTCATTTAGTGTGTATAGATTTAGTGTTTGTCCAAAACTTAACTCCAACAAGAAATATAGTGATAAAAAAATCAATCCAAAAGCGATTAGCCTCATTAATTGGCATACTCAAAACCATTGGTTGAATTGTTACAAGTAATAACAACCCAAAGTCGCCAATCTTCCTCCAATAACGAGGTGTTGGCTCTCCATATTTTTTAATAACCTTTTTCATTTAAGCCAATCTTTTACTATCGGAAGAATTTTTGTTCCCAATGGAATTGTGCCTAGAGAAAGCATACCAATAAGCATCCAGAAATATTTATCTAGCTTCTTTAGTTTGGCTTCTACGCTATCTAAACGCTTAATAACACCGTTATCAATAAACTTATCGCCAAGCAACGCTACTTCAATTCGTTCAATAGAACTATTGCAACGCCTAACTTCTTCTATTAAATATTCTAATTGCTCTTTCTCATTCATAGCTTTTCAATATATTTATTAATGTCGTGGTCGTAAAATGGGTTAAACTTCTGCCCTTTTTGCCAAGCCTTAATATGTGATTTAATTCTATCTAAAATATTTACTTTGATAGCTTTGTTGCCCTCATAGTCTAAATACAATAGTTGACCTATGTGTGTATAGCCCAAAGATTGTGGTGGCAACATAGTAACTATGTCGTTATTATTTCTTACCCTAATGTGATTTATTTTTAGATAGTTTGCGTAGTTGTTGTGCATTATTCTTGGGCATCCAAAAGTTACCACCTCAACGTGAGGGATATAAATGCCACTTATAAATGCCAATGCACCACCGTATGAATGACCAGTAATGTATAGTGGTTTGTTAGGTAGATTTTCTCTAATGCTTGAAGCTACTAAATCCCAACTTTGCTTGAAGCCTTTGTGCATTTTACCATAGACAGTATTAACAAAGCCTATTTTAAAATCTTGTTTCCAATCTTCTTTTTCATCGCTTCCACGAAAAACAAGAACACAATAATCCCCTTCATCTATGATATAGGCTTGAACACCCTTTTTATCAATAGAGTAAATAGGGGAATTAGTAAACTCCCCTTTGTAACATTCTCTGCATAAGTTAGCTAGATGCTTTATCATCTTCTTCTTTAGTAAGTTTTTGTTTTAAACTTTCCAATGCAGATGCAACAATAACTGCATCTTTCAAAGAGTAGCAACCTTTTTGCTGTGCTATTTCAATAGCTTGTGATAATACATTTAATTCTTCCATAATTATTTTTTTGCAAATATATGTTTATTTTTTATGACTACATAGCTGTATGAGAAACTTGTCGCCAACTTGAACCATTATAAAAACAAAGCGTATCTAAAGTAGTGTTATAAACAACATCTCCTTCTTGTGCTGTTGCTGTTAAGGCATTTACTTCTGTTGTTGTTAATGGATTTAACTTTATTCTTTTTGTTTCTTGTAAATCAAGTCGTGATTGGTCGCCATTTATAACAATTCTTGCCGAATCCATTCCGTCTTGTTTAGTAGAAATTAAAGTAATTTGTCCAAAATTCTGTAATGTAAATGATTCTTCTGGATTCCAATATAAATATGAAGGTCCTGCATGTCCCCAATCGCCAGTTGAAGTCATTTTTATATCTAAAAATGCACCACCACCATCTTGAGGACTTACATAATTACCAAATTTAAAATAATAATTTGGATTAAATGCGAACCAATTATGATTAAGGTAGTATTGATTTTGAGATTGATTTATAACTTGACCATTAGCGTTTGGAAATTGTAAATGTTTACCTGCGTTTGTTGGATTATAGTTTAATGTTGTAGCATTGTTATATGAAGTAGCATTAATTTCAAGGGTACTTGCGTTTTGCAAATATCCTGTGCTATTATTTCTTGCAACAACTCCAATTCTACCCGATGCGTTTGGTAAAGCACTTGTCTTAATACCTGTGGATGTCATCCATATTAGTGTTCCACTACTTGCAGTTAAGTATATTTCGGGTGCTTGAATATTTACACTTCCACCCGATGATGATGGAACATTAAGCAAAAAACCTTTTGTAAGTGCATAAAACCCTTCTTCTGAAGTAAGACGTAATTCTTGATAAGGGTCTTCCCACCAATTTCCAGAATTAATTCTAATATCAAACAACCCACCACCACTTTCAGTTCCATTGGCTTCAAGTTGACCAAATTTCATATGACTTAATCCATCATTTGAATACCAATTGTGGTTTGAAAATGTACTTCCACCTGCCGACTGAATAAAAGCATTTGTCGAATTTGGGAAAGCCATATAAGCACCATTAATTTTATTTAATGGATATTGGTTTCCTGTGTTAAATGTTTTTAAGTTTAAATAATAACCATCATTTTCAGCATTGTGCATTGACTTGATTTCAAAATTTTGAGTATCAA